GAGGATAAGGAGGGGTCGGAGAGAAGGACGCTGGTGGAGGAGGGGATGAAGGCGTTGCGTCGCAAAGAGATGTTGCTACCACAGCAGCTGGCGTTCGATGAGTTCCTGAAGAGGCCTAGTCTTTGGCTAGTGAATGGGTCCACTACAGGGGCAAGGTTGCGAGGCTCAAGAGGTACAAAGTTTTCAACGTATCTTGCCTCGACAAACGTGGACATGAGGAAGGAGCTGCTTGACACGTCAGATGTGGACTACGTGGTCCTTGAGAAACGTGAGAAAGGCAAGTTGCGTAACCTCGTCACATCGCCGTGGTCGCTACACGTGCAAATGAGTTGGCTGGCCCAGGGTGCAGAGGACGCGTTGGAGAGCGTGTTCCCCACAACCCTCAGCAACAAGATTACGAAACTGGCACGGTGGAGCACGTGGCGCCAGATGATGAGGCAACGCATTGGCGTTCCGATCGACCAGTCCACGTTTGACCATGTACCGTGGATGGATCTGATAATCGGCGTCTGCGAATGGGTAGCACTGCAAGGATCGAAGACCACGCCGGAGCCTGAGCTGCACCGAGCGGTTACGCAGACTCTGTTGAGCAGGCTCAGGCGCGCGAGGGTGCACTGGAACGGCAAACAATGGCGACACCTGAGGGGGCTGCTTTCCGGGTGGCGGTGGACGTCTATCCTGGGGACGATAGTCAATTACGTTGAGTTCCTGGGTGTAGTGTTCGCTATGGGAATGCCCGAGCCGCCTGCAGACACTTTTTGCTTGCAAGGTGACGATTTGCTGGCATTTGTGGGCTCATGGTCCGAGGCCTACGCAATGGTGAAGACCTACATGCGTGTGCTCCCAGTCAACCCAAAGAAGTTCTTCGTTGACTCAGGCAGGACCGAGTTCCTGAGGTACGTACTGACGCCGGACAAGCGTGTTGGCTATTTGGCGAGGGCGGTGCCGAGCATAGTGCACGCAAATGCCTGGGCGGGTGGTAAGCTGTCAGCTAGAGCTATGGCAGAACAGTGGTCGCAGGTGGTGGGACGCGGGGCCGACCTGCAAAAAGCTCGTGCGCACTTAGTCGCCGACATGTGCGGCATGACAGGCTGCAGCGCTGCGGACGTTAAGGACTTGCTAAGAACCCCGAAATCAGTGGGCGGGCTGGGAATGGAGCTAGAGCGAGCGTTCCAAGAGCCAGTGCGCTGGTGCGCGGTGATGGAGCAGGAGTTTAGGGGTGAAGCCTGGGAAAGGCGTAGGACTGCGAAAACCGAAATTGAGAGGATTCCGAAAGATGTGAGAATGCATGCGACGTCATCCATGAGGACGAGGGGAGGGTTGTTTGAGAATGCTGAAGTGGCAGCTGCATCAGCAGAAGCTATGCTGGAAGCTGTTGAGGGGCAAAACTGGAACGCTGCTTCGACCGAGCGCACACGGGTGGTGCCCACGCCTGTGATGCTGCCGGAGGCAGTAGGAGATACTCGAAGAGTCAGTAGGCCAAGGCTGCTTGTGGACCCGATGTTCGTCAGGCGCATAATAGTGAAGATGCTTCCCGGAGGATGGGAAGCTGTGAAGACGATAATTGGGGAGGAGGACAGGCATTGGTGCAAGGGCCTTTGGACCGCTTGGAGCAGGAACGTGTGGATAGACTGGATCTCTGGGGGTGTGCATGCTGTCGCACACACGGCTTGGGGGCTTGCCCCTGAAGTGCAATCGGAGATGGGTGAGCAGCTGAGAGAGGAGGGACTGTTCACCTGGGGAAAGGTCACGCGTACCTCACTGATAAAGCGGAGTCTGCTGTACGAACTGAGATCCATCAAACTCTTGACCGAGGAGAAGGTCTGGGTGAGGTGCTAAAGAAGCCACCCGCCGGACCGCGCATCGACCCAGCTAGTTGCGCGGAGCCGTGGTGTCGGGAAGAATAGCTGGTGCCAGCTGAGAGGCGGTAAACGGCCGATTGCGCCGGGAATGCACGGGGTAGTTGCCGCTCTT